CATGCGCTTGCTTGGCTTCGGCCAAGTCTTGCTTTAGCGTCATAACACTAGGGGCGTTAGTCCACTCTTTAGGCGCAATGCTGATCCGAGGTGCATTCGCTGCACCCGACGACTCGTTATTATGTTCCATGTATTACGCTCGCTACCAGATCAATAGCGGCTAACGTAACAAGGCCTAATAAACTTTTCTGAGAAATAATCTATCAATCTAAGGATAGCCTCGAGATACCAGCTTAAAGTGCCCGTCATCTTCGTCAAGATCGAAGTTAGCTTCCTTAAGTTGGGCGACAGCCGCCTCAAACTTCATAGAGTAGTTGTTGCCGTCATGAAACTCTCCACTAATGCCTTGTGGGGTCGTTGCGCGGGACGCTATGTAATAAACCAGAGGCTCTAAGTAGGGAGAGGCTAGATAGATCGGTATACTTCCGGGTTGCGTATTAGCAGCTAAATCTGCAATAGCGGGGTGATCTGCACGAAACACTACACGCAGACTGGTCGTTTCAAGTAGCCAAGGCGCTGCTATAGTGTCGCTGGGGATGACTAGTGAGTTATACCTGGGTGTCCTCACAGCTTCGACATTAGTAAGCTGGTTCATAGGCAGTAAGTATTCTTTTTGCTGGTAGGTGCCGTAGACCCGTTCAATGCGCATTAAGTTATCTTCAAACGTTTCTTCCGAGTCGTTGATATACTTTGCTTCTACGGACGCCGCATTACTTTGGGCAAACGGATAAGTCAGGCTGTAGGACACTTTATCCGCAATAAGCTCTACTTTGAATTCTTGTTCACGCAACAAAAATCGTTTATGCAGCTCAGTAAGCCCCAGCTTTACCAAGGGCAAGAGCCGTTTAAAGTTTTCAGGGGATATCCCGTCATCGTCTGAGTCAATGTCACCAGCGCCCACTACAACGCGACGAAGCTCGCCATAAGCCAGCTGGTCATAAATATCATCTAGTAACATATTATCCTCACACAATGTATGAACTGAGTACGGAGTCCTCAGTATCTTCTTCTTCAATTCCCCAGCGTCCAGTGCCGTCATCACTGACGGCCCCTGGCTGAGATGGCCGCCAAGCGTTGAGCAGCGGTAACTGGGATACATTATCTATAAAGTCATCATTTTTGCTGCGAAATCCGCCAGGAGAAGCCAAACTTAATTCATCAATAGCTTCAGTCACGAGATAAGACTCTTTGGTTTCTTGTGGCATGTAGATCTTGCCTGCCTTAAACAGGGGGACTGCTACGTTGAAACGTACCATCTTATTGGTTGTAGGCCGTATGCCTGGGCTACCTTTGTTGCCTTCTGAGGCCAAGGAGAAGTAAATGTTGCGGGTTAACATTTCACCTTGAATCCATGGGATGAAGCCTGCCTGTTGGCCGCTGACTTCGATGCCCACTGACTGCGGTCGATAGATTTGAGCAAAGCGGAACAGATCGTGGATATTAGCGTCCATCAATTGGCGCTTGCAGACACCATCCACGAGGAACCAGTCGCCGTTGTTATTAAACGCCCAGACGCAGATCACCGAGTAGTCGGCTGCAGTGTTGGCGCTAGTGGCAAGATCCGTTGTGATGTAAAAGTTGAATCGGGACATGTTATCTAGCAGGTTAGTTCGGCTGTACCAGCGGATGTCTTCATCCTTGATCAGGCGATCTTCATCCGACATGATCCGTAGCATCAGCTCCTGGTTAAAGGTATCGACCTTGCCCAGCTTGATTGCTGTATCATATTTGCTTTTCACGTAGTGATAATCGAAACGATCAGGCCAGCTACTGCGGAATTCTTCTTGTGGGCAAGGAAAGCGCTCACAGACGGGGAATACGTTGACTGTCCATGCGCCTGATTCGACAGCCTTGTACAATGGGTCTCTTGCATTAAAGGGCGTGCCTGACCAAATCACTAAGCTTTTCTTTGGGTGCAGCGCATAGTCAACTGCCTTGTACACCGTGTCTTCTATGGCGCTGATGACAGTAGCAGATCGTGCATCTTCATCGGACAGCAAGTCATCAAGGATAGCCAGTTGGGGCCGCTTGCCCATCTCTTTAGCCCCTCGAACACCCGTCTTCGCGCCGTAACCTTTGACGATAAAAGCCTTGTTGTTGCGGTTTCTAAACTCCCAGCGGATATCTGTGAAGCGGATATTGGGTACGTACTCTTGTAAGAACTCTGAGTTTTCCCAGCGGAACTCCAGGTTCTTGCGCATGTTCTTGACCCCGTTCTCTATCGAGTCTGAAACATACAACGCTAGATCAATAGAGCCAAAGCCGGGGACGCTCCCGTACACCGCAATGTACAAGAACAGATACTCACCCATGACTGTTGTCTTGGCGATGCCGCGATGGCAGAGGTTGGCGATCCTTGCCCCATTGAGCGTCAGGGTATCCAGCATGTGGTAATGGACGATGGGGGTTTTGTTCTCTTCTCCGTCCACGCCGTTAACCAGCTTAATGAACGTGACGAATTCAAGCGCAAATTCACTGGGTATGTAGTCAGGCTGCGCACCGTAATCGGTACTGCCTAAGTAATGCTCCATCTTAAGCGCTTTAGCCACATCAAAGTTCGCTGCCTCACTCATCAAATTCCATCCCGACTGCATTCTGCCAGTCCACAATCAATTTCTTGCTGTTACCAATAACAGTAATTTGCCCTAAGCCATTTGTGCCAATGATTGAACGAAACTCAGGAGAAGAAATATCTGGGATGATAAAATTAATATCCTCCGTAGGAACAGCCGCCAGGCCTTCTGCAACTTTAAACAGGAACAGTGGATCGGGAATAAAGTAACTAGGCATCGTAAGATACTCCTTCAAGAACAACAGGGGACTCGGCAATGTACTGGGCATCAACTACCCCTGATAACATTGACGCACGTTGCGCCCGTGCCAGGGATAATGTGGCCTCGCGCAGCTGGGCAATGCTGGAATCTTCTTTAATTGAGACATCCAGCTCAATCTTTCTGGTTTCAGGTGGCTTCAGGTGCGTAAGCAGAGAATTGGCGGCATCAGTACGTACCTTCTCGCTATTGGCAGTAATCATCAGCTCAGCCTGAACGTTCAACGCTTTCTGATACATATCCTGGTTTAGTACCCAGAAGGGCACGAGTGTCTGCTCGTACAGCAGGTTCACTAACTTGGATTTGTTGTATGCCGTGATATAGCTGGCAATGTCTTTACCGGCCACGCCTCGCGAGTTAAAGCCTGTCATCTTGTCTGGAAAAGTCAGGGTGTAAGACTCGATGTTAGTCTTACCCATGAGCTTGAAGCCCACGTATTTCACAGCATCGATGTAGTTGGTGATCCGAAACTTACCTTCGGCCATGATCTTTGAGTAACCCAGCAGGTTGTCCCTGTAGGTCTCATAAAGCTCTGGATCACTCAACGTGACATTAATCTTATCTATCAACTGCTGGTTTACAGTTTTCTTCACCTTATCGGGCAAGGCTTGGCGAAACTGGTCAACAGTGAGCGGCATGGGGTTTGACATGAGTCAGTCTCAGTTACTGTATCGGGCGACTGTAGGCTGCCCACATTAACTTTTCTGACATTTCTGCATTATGTTCAGATAGCAGCTCGGGGAATGTCATAAACCAGTCCCGCTACCCGTCGCATCCAGCCTGCTGCAAACACCGCTTGCCTTGGATCATTGGTCACAATCTTGCCCAGATACTCTAATCTTGCCCCCATGAAGCGTGCTGCCAGTTGTATGGGGGGAAGTGTTTTAGCCATACTACGAGTAACAGGGCCAAGCACGCCATCCGCTGTGACGCCTAGAGCGCTCTGTAGGAGCTTAGTGGCCCTGGCAGGGCCATGGTGTACCCCTGCATCGAAAACCATCTCAGTGAGCACGTGGGTGAGTCCTAGCTGATCGAATCCAGGTGCCCGCCAATACATATTACGATAGACATCACCTGCCATCTTGCGGGTAAGTGCCTTCACATCGTCAGCTGTGGTAGCGGCACCCGTAAACGCTGCCAGGGTTGCCAAGGTAACACCCATGTTGGTAGGGCCACCTCGATCATTGGGATGGTCAACATAACCTCCCTCACGAACTAACAGTGCGTCTATCAGCTGATCTATCACTTGGCTCTCCATGGGGTATGATTTGGAAGCCAGTGTCACAAGAATATCTGCCATTTGCTGGTATTTCTCTCGACAGAATGTGCCAGGGAAAGGAGCGGGGGAGCACTACTGAAAACCCTTTAGCTTCTAAGAGAGAGATGAGAATAATTAAGTTAACCAAATCAATGACTTACAGTCAATAAGTGAGTCTAAACACACGCCACGTGTGCCACAGCATAGCATTTTAGAAGACGCTCCGCGCCTCAATAGGGTATTATGGAGCACATTTGAATAAACAGCCCCCCTCAGAAGAGCCATAAAATGACCTCAATTCCCGCCTTAGATTACGAAGACCACATCAAGTATTACCGCAGGAAAAACACAGACGGATTTAAGCTCAGATACGCACTAGGACACTCCGAGCGTAAGGAGTTAATCCGAGAACTAGGAGTCCACGCACTTGTCCTATTTGAGTATTATCTCAGATTAGCCTCAACTGAGAACGCTCCCATCACTGATCAAGCCACCGCAGATTACTTTGATTGGAGTCCTACCACCGCCAAGCGACACAGACTCTCTTTGAGCCAGAAAGGCTGGATAGCTTCTGAGAAGTTCCGCCTCAAAAACGGCAGACGCATGATTGTACATTACCTTGGCAAGGCCGAGGTGGAGGCCGCAGGCCGTAATCCGAAGGGCGAAGCCAAGGTAATTAAGAAGAAGAAAGAAACAAACGCTCAATCCCTATTTATATTACCTAGCAAGGCAGAGGTGTAGGCCGTAGGCCGGAATCCGAATGCCTTGCTAGGTAATCATCAAAGAAACAAAAACCACCCAATCCGCCCAGTTTTCCCACTAGATTAGTATTGGCTTATGTTGGTTTGTATCTAGTAATAATACTGGACTAGCTACGGCACCCTTCCGGCTACGCCTACAGGTGCCTCACTAGTCCAGTATTATGTAAGTTAGGGGTTGTAGAGATTAGGGATTACTAGACAGGGACTAGCGCTTAGAGATTACTAAAGACTAGAGGTCATGGATTACTAAACACTACAGAACCTGCCATCTAGGCTAGGGGCATAGAGTGCAACATTGCAACAAACCATACAGGGTAAGGCCTGCAGAGATATCCAGAGTGCAACATAACCGCAACGGAGCAGGGTAGGGGGAATTCCTAAAATAATTTTGGAATCCGGTTTTTGAGATTTTTCATAATGGTGTACCAGTGCATTACTTACTGTATCCCCGCTGAAATAACAAAGTACCCCCCCGGTACGACGCCTCCGGCGGACTAGG